AGCTGGTAATTGGAATATACCAGGTCGTAATTTATATACTTATTTGAAGGTTCCTACTAATGTAGATGGAAGAAAGGGTATTGATACGTATAAAATACCTCAACCAACTTCAATCGATATAAATTATGAGGTTAGGTTGTTTTGTAATAGAATGAAAGATTTAAATAAATTTCATAAAAAAATACAGAAAACTTTTAACTCTAGACAATTTTACATCAAAGTTAACGGACACCCAATGCCAATACATTTAGAGACTATAGGTGATGAAAGTCAAAAAAGTGATTTTGATAAAAGAAGGTTTTATGTACAAAGTTTTGAGATGAAGATATTAGGTTACATTTTAGATGAAGATGATTTCGAATTAATACCTACTATTAATAGAGCTAACATCAAATTCAAAGAAATTTTAAAAGGTAAAACTAAAAGTGGATTTAAGGTTAAACAAGTAACTCAAAACACATTTTTATATGATATAACTTTTAAACCCAATAGTTCACTAACATTTGATTTTAACTCTGATTTCAATTCTCAATTAATTAGTTTACGAAATTTAACCAACGTGACTAGTGTAATAATAGAAGTTAATAATACTGAAGTGTTTAGTGGTTTGGAGATAACTAATCCTATTAATGTAGGTATTAACGATAAGATTGACGTGACAATAACGACTGATGATTCATCATCAAGTTCAGCACTCGTAATTAATGGAAAATTAACGTAACTATGAATGATTCAAGATTTAATAAAACATTTATAATTCAACCTGCATTGGGGAGTGATAGTTACCTAAGTGGAACTACATTTGATAATAATACCATTTATTATAATATGAGTAATGCAGTATCAGCATTTACAACAGATTTAAGTAGTTTAGTTTTAAATGATACTATAGTTGAACCCACAATTAATAATTTTCCAGCTAATGGTTTAGTAGATTCTGTCTATATTGCTCAAGACACAGGTTACATGTACAGATGGAATGGTAGTGGTTATAGTCAACTTACTGACCAAACTGCAATTTGGGGAGAAATAAGTGGTACTTTATCGAATCAAACTGATTTACAAAATGCATTAGATGGTAAAGCGGATAATGCTGATGTATTTAGTGGTGATTATAATGATTTAAGCAATTTACCTAATTTATCTACAGTAGCAACTAGTGGGAATTATGATGATTTACTTAACCTACCTAATTTATCAATTTATGTTGATAAGTCATCAAATGAAACTATTGGTGGTGAGAAAACTTTTACTTCTAATTCAATTTTCAACGGTAATGTAGGTATAGGTACTACTAGTCCAAGTACTAAATTAGATGTTTTTGGTACTATAAAAGGAACTGTAGTGGTGGATAATAATGGTAATACACTATCACAAAAGATAGACTCTAAGACTATAAATGAACCTGTAGGAAGTGATAAAGTAGCAAATATAGTATCATTAACACAAGCAGAATATGATGCAGCTACACCAATATCAACTACATTTTATATTATAACAGACTAAAAAGTTAATTAAAAAATGGCTATAAAATTAGGTAATAAAAATATAAATAAAGCATACTTAGGAGGTGTAGAAATTAAAAAACTATACTTAGGTGAGAATGTAGTTTTTGATAATTCCTTTATACCTTTTATTATAGAAGTTGATACTACAAAGGCAGGTAGTGCTTCAAACCAATTCCAATTTACAGGTGCTTTAGGAGATTATGATGTAGTTGCAAAACAAAATGATATAGTTGTAGCTACTTTCAATGATTTAAGTGGTGCAGAAACTATTACTTTACCTAGTAGTGGCATTTATGTTTTAGAGGTTATACCAAAAGCAACAAATGGGTTTAATAGGATAAGGTTCGGTAATGGAGGGGATAAGCTTAAAATCACAGACATTAAGCAATGGGGAGATGTTGTTTGGAGTAGTTTTGAAAGGGCATTTTATGGGTCTTCAAATATGTTAGTAACTGCTACAGATGTACCAAATTTAAGTAGTGTTACTGATATGCTTGCTATGTTTCGTGATTCAACATCAGCAAATCCAGATACTTCAAATTGGGATGTAAGTAGTGTTACTAGTATGAGACGTATGTTTCAAAATGCATCATCAGCAAATCCTAATACAACAAACTGGGATGTTAGTAGTGTTACTACTATGAGAAGTATGTTTTATTTTACATCATCAGCAAATCCAGACGTTTCAAACTGGGATGTTAGTAGTGTTGATAATATGGCTTTTATGTTTCGTGATGCAACATCAGCAAATCCAGATACTTCAAATTGGGATGTGAGTAATGTTACTAGTATGTATGCTATGTTTTTAAATGCTTTAGTAGCAAATCCAGATGTTTTAAATTGGAATGTTAGTAGTGTTACCAATATGGCTTTTATGTTTCAAGGTTCAAACCTATCAGTTGAAAACCTAACTTCTATTTATGAGAATTGGTCACAATTAACATTACAACAAAATGTATCATTTTCAGCAGGAACAACTAAATATAATTTTTCTGGACAAGCTGGAAGAGATATATTAGTTAATACATATAATTGGACTATTACAGACGGTGGAGTTACAAGTGTACCATTTATCATAGAAGTTGATACAACTAAAGCTGGAGTTTCTAATTCAGACCAATTCCAATTTACTGGTGCAGAAGGAGACTATGATGTAGTTGCAAAACAAAATGATATAGTTGTAGCTACTTTCAATGATTTATCTAATCAAGAAACTATTACCTTACCTAGTTCTGGTATATATGATTTAGAAGTAATACCAAAATCTAGTAATGGTTTTAATAGAATTGCTTTTGATAATGGTGGAGATAAGGATAAGATTATTGATATAAAAAATTGGGGGGATATTGTTTGGAGTAGTTTTGAAAGGGCATTTTATGGTTGTTCAAATATGTTAGTAACTGCAACTGATGTTCCTAATTTAAGTAATGTTAATAATATGTTTGCTATGTTTGCTGAAGCATCATCGGCGAATCCAGATACTTCAAATTGGGATGTAAGTAATGTTACTACTATGTTTGCTATGTTTGCTAATGCATCATCAGCAAACCCAGATACTTCAAATTGGGATGTGAGTAATGTTACTACTATGCGTGCTATATTTCTTAGTGCAACATCAGCAAATCCAGATACTTCAAATTGGGATGTAAGTAGTGTTACTAGTATGAGACTTATGTTTCGTAGTGCATCATCAGCAAACCCTGATGTTTCAAATTGGGATGTAAGTAATGTTACTGCTATGGATTTTATGTTTGAAAATGCACCATCAGCAAACCCTGATGTTTCAAATTGGGATGTAGGTAGTGTTACTGATATGGGTTTTATATTTCGTGATTCAAACTTATCAGTTGAAAACCTAACACTTATTTATGAGAAATGGTCTCAACTACAATTACAACAAAATGTGGAGTTTGGTGCAGGGACAATTAAATATAATTTTTCGGGTCAAACAGGTAGAGATATATTAGTTAATACATATAATTGGACTATTACTGACGGTGGTCAAGTTTAAAAATAAAAAAAAAAAGAAATTATGAATATAAATGAACACAAAGATTACAGTAAGCCTTTTTGGGTAGCTAAATATGAAGATAATAGTGTTGTAAAATATGGAGAAATATCAGAAGGTTCCATATTAAACACTAAAATGGATATATTTACCTTTTCAGAAAAGGAGGATATGATATTATTTTTGGAAGAAAATGGTGTGGTATATAAAGATATTATGGAGGGTGATTATATAGAGGAAGATTATATAGAGTATTAATATATAGAGGATGAATTTTCAATTGGTGAACTACCCACCCACGCTAAAAAGCGATGAATGGGTTTTACGCTCGTCGTATAAATCAGTCGGCTTTTTACATTTCTCTTTAATTAGTTTTTCAACGAACCCAAACATTTTAAGTCCATTTTCATTGCAATAGTCTTTTAATATTTTGTGAGTTGTAGGGGTTATTTTAAGGTTTTTAGTTCGTTTCATGAGTTTTTTACTATAAGTATGACAAAAGTAATACAAAAATCATACTAAATATGATGTATTACATACATCATAAAAACTTTTGATAAAATTCTACATATTTATTATAAAATAAGAATTATAAAAACTAAATATCTAATTATATGAGTACAAACAACAGAGTATTTGTAAGTCCAGGGGTTTACACATCAGAAAGAGACATATCATTTGTAACACGTCAAATAGGTGTTACAACAGCTGGTTTGGTAGGTGAGACTACAAAAGGTCCAGCTTTCCAGCCTATATTCGTTTCTAATTATAACGAATTCACTTCATTCTTTGGTGGGACAAACCCAGCCAAATTCCCTGATACTGGATATCCTAAATATGAGTTACCTTATATAGCTAAATCATACTTCACAAGGTCTAACCAATTATATGTAACAAGAGTATTAGGTTACTCAGGTTATGATGCTGGTCCAGCTTGGGCAATTAAAGGTAATAATGACCAAGTTGTTGCTTTTATTAGAAGTAGAGGTAGTTACGATGCTAGTGAAGATTTAATCTTCGACGTAGGCATTGATGATTTACAGATTGACCCTACTATTAATGATATTGATAGTGACGCAAAGGCCGAATTTGTATTAAGTGGTACAACTGGTGGTAATGACTTTACCTATAACGTATCATTTGACTCAACTAAAAAGAATTATTTACCTAGGGTTTTAGGTCAATCAAATTCAGATGGTCAAGCACCTATATTTGTTGAGAGTATTTATCCAAATATGTTAGATTCTTTAATAGATGATAGTACCATTACTGGTATTAGTACTACTTTAGATAAATTTGAAACTGAATTCGAAGATTATAAAACCAAATATAGACCTGCTATAACTCCATGGGTTGTATCTGAGGTTAATGGTAATATTATTAAAAAATTATTCAGACTTATTACTATATCAGATGGTAATGGTGCCAATTCAGAGATTAAAGTATCTATTGAAAATATAAGGCCTAATGCTAGAGAATTTGATGTTAGAATTAGAGCATTCAATGATACTGATGCTAATCCAGTAACTTTAGAAAGATTTTCTAGATGTACAATGGACCCAACTTCAGATAATTTTGTTGGTAGAAGACTTGGTACTTTAGATGGTTTTTATTCTTCAGTATCTAATTATGTGTTAGTTCAATTAGATGAAACTGAGGAAACTTCAGATTCATTCCCAGCTGGATTTACTGGTGTGCCTACTAAGGCCTTTGGTGCTTCTTTAGATGCTCCATCAGTTAATTATAATCAAGCTTATGGTCAGTTCGATAAAGTAAGAAAAATTTACTTAGGTCTTTCAGATACAGTAGGCATAGATGGAGATTTCTTTAAATTTATAGGGGGTGATGACGAGGCTACTAGTGGTATGACAAACGGTTTCCATATGGACGTTGACGCAAGTGGTGCTACTTTAGATAACTTCACATTTGTTTATGGAGATTCTAATTTCCAAAACGATACTCAATTAGAATTATCTGGTAACAGTTACACTAGAATACAATCAAGAAAATTCACAATGGCACCTTTCGGTGGTTTTGATGGATGGGATGAGTATAGAGAAGGTAGAAGTAATACAGATAGTTTTGTATTAGGTCAAACCAATAGTAATGAAGCTTTAGCTAGTGGTGCTATTGCTGAAATGGCTCTGGAAAATGGTGACCAAGGAACGACAGCTGATTACTACGCATATCAAGAAGCTATAAGAACATTTAATAACCCTGAAGACACTAACGTTAACGTGTTTGCAACACCAGGTATTGATATATTTAATCACACTAATCTTGTTGAATCGACTATTGAAATGGTTGAGGAAGAAAGAAGTGATTCTATCTATATTACAACAACACCTGATTATGAGAATGAGACGGTAATTACTGTAGATGATGTTGTTAATAGATTAGACGCTACAGGTATTGACAGTAGTTATACTGCAACATACTGGCCTTGGGTACAAGTTAATGATACAGATAATAACGTATTAGTATACTTACCACCTACAAGAGATGTTATAACTAACGTTGCTTTAACCGATAATGTATCATTCCCATGGTTCGCTGTGGCTGGTGTACAGAGAGGTATTGTAAACGCAGTTAAAGCTAGAAAGAAATTAACTTTAGGTGAAAGAGATACTTTATATGAAGGTAGAATCAACCCTATCGCTACATTCGCTTCTGAAGGAACAGTTATTTTCGGTAATAAAAACTTACAAGAAAAAGAAACTGCTTTAAACAGACTTAACGTAAGAAGATTATTACTACAGGCTAGAAAATTAATATCTGCTGTATCAATCAGATTATTATTCGAACAAAACGATGAGGTTGTAAGAAATCAATTTAAAACATTAGTTAACCCTATTCTAGAAAATATTAGAAGTGAAAGAGGTCTTACTGATTTCCGTGTAGAAGTTGATAACTCACCTGAGTCAATTGATAGGAACGAACTTAACGGTAGAATATTCATTAAACCAACAAGAGCGTTAGAATTTATAACAGTAGAATTTGTTGTACAAAATACTGGTGCATCATTCGAAGATGTATAATATTAATAGATGAATAATAAAACCCTTCTTTAAGAAGGGTTTTTTGGTTTATACGAATAAGTTATAGTACCACAATCATAAATCCTATAAATTTTATTTTCTAACATTACTTCACGTTCAGTCTTACCTTCAATATTATAACCCATTTCTTTTAATTTTGATTTTCTGAAATTAAACCTATGAAAACGTTCTTTATTTATTATATACCAGTAATTTGGTCTATTAATGTGAGTTTTAGTAAATTTCAACATTTCATACATATTACCTTGACTCCACCTTCTATCTGCATAACTTCTAATTTCATTTGGTTCATATTCTTTAATGAAATGTTTTAATAATTTACTGGCGCCACCTATTACACTAACATCTAATTTATTACAAAACCTAGATAATTCATAGCCATCATATTTCCCACCAACACCACTTCTAGGTTTATTAAAGTTCATTAAACTAACCAATTCATCATTATTATATAACCCTAAGTTTATTGATGCATTTACAGAACCTTGTAAATGGTTTTTATTTAAGAATTTCTTAGATTCACTAAATGGTATTTCTTTTATAAAACACTTTCGGGCGTACATTTTATTCTTAGTCAAACCTAATATGTTTTTTAATCTAGACTTTGTGATGTTTTTTTTACTTAACCATTCATCTTCAAAAATATGTATTAATTGTATCCCCTTGTTATTACAATCATTAGTTTTATCATTATGGTAATGTTCACTTAAAAATAATTCAGAATGCCAATATAAACCGTTAAATTCAATAGCAATTCTAAGTGAGGGAATGTAAATGTCTATTTCTTTACCATTTAAAATTTTTCTACTCGAAGTAATGGTTTTTAAATGTAATTCATTTGTGATGAAATCATTTATTTCATTTTCAAATGATGATACTATATAAGTACATTTATTACAACCATGACCAGATAAGTGGTCATATGGTAATTGTTCAAATTCACCATGTTCTGGACATATTATTTTTACTTTTGAATGTGAATTAATATAATCAACATTCAAATAACTATATTTATTGTGGTGTTTTTTATTACTTCTAACAATAAAATCATTCTCATCTAAAGATAATTTATTTTTAGTTTTATTAATACTACAAGATTTACACCCCTTACCCCTAATATGATTATACGGTAATTGATTAAACTTACCATGTTTTGGACATGTTATAGTTACTTTAGTCTGTGAATTAACGTATTTAACTTCATCGTAACTATAATAACCTTTATGTTTTTTATTTGCTTTAAAT